TTTGGCAGTGCGATTAGTATCCTTTCGCGACGCGTTTAGTATCCTTTCGCAGTGCGATTAGTATCGAATCGCAACGCGTTTAGTGCCCTATCGCAGTGCCATTAGGCATCAATGGCAAATGCAACTAATCAAAGAAAATAAAGAAAAATCGAAGTTGGTGTAAGATAACTGATAATGAGTAAGAAACGAAATGATTTGCATAAAAATGCCCTGTTCGTAAAGGGCAGTAATATGCAGATTTAAGCAGAAGTTCAGTTACCAAAACGTTACCCGATTTTACCATAGGTAACAATGGAGTAATATTCGGTAACTGAATTATTTTCGCTCGTGTGGCTGTTGCTTCGGTCGGCAGTTTTCTGCATAAGTGAGGAACGCTTTGAAATTGGTAATTTTGCCACAAAACATCAAAGCGTATGAAGCAAGAGAAAATGAAGGTGTTGCTCTACCTCAAAAAGAGCGGTATTGACAAGTCGGGGAAAGCTCCGATTATGGGACGTATCACAATCGGGCGTTCCATTGCCCAGTTCAGCTGTAAGCTCTCCTGCAATCCCGACCTGTGGAATCCCCGTGAGAGCCGTATGGACGGAAAGAGCCGTGAGGCTGTAGAGATAAACGGCAGGTTGGAAAACCTGTTGCTGTCCGTTCAGTCTGCTTATCAGTCCTTGCTCTCCAAAGGTTGCTCATTTGATGCAACCGATATAAAGGAGCAGTTTCAGGGCAGCGTGCAGACACGGTGCATGCTCATCGAAAGGCTGGACATGCTCATCAAGGAAAAGGAAAACCATGTAGGCATTGACATCAAGGAAGGAGCCATACACGGCTATCACTCCACCCGCATACATTTACAGAAGTTTATTCAACGGAAGTACAAGGTTTCGGACTTGGCATTCTCGCAACTTACAGAGAATTTTATCCATGAGTTCCGGCAGTATTTCTTAGGTGAGTGCGGTTTTCAGGAAAGCACGTTCTATAATGTAGCCACGCATTTGAAGACGGTGTGTAGGCTGGCTTACCGTGAGGGATTGGCTGACACACTACTGTTCGACAAAGCCAAAATCAGCAAGGGCGACAAGAAACTGCCAAAGGCTCTTGACAGGGCAGTATTGGATAAGTTAAAAGCACTTCGCTTTGATGATATGGAGAGGGAAATGGAAACGGCAAGGGATATATTCCTCTTTGCCTGTTATACAGGTGCAGCCTATTGCGACCTGATGGAACTGAGCAAGTCCCACCTTGTCCGTGATGATGAAGGCAAAATATGGCTGAAATTTAACCGCCACAAAACAGGCGTACCATGTCGTATCAAGTTGCTGCCCGAAGCCATTAGGCTGATAGAGAGGTTTCACTGCGATGAAAGGGAAACACTGCTTCCCTACATCAAGTACAAAACCTATCAGACCTGCCTGAAAGCCCTGCGACTTCGTGCAGGCATATCGTTTCCTTTTACCACGCATACTGCAAGGCACACCTTTGCCACACTCATCACGCTCGAACAGGGCGTACCCATCGAAACGGTGAGCAAGATGTTGGGACATTCCAACATAAGCATGACGGAACGCTATGCCAAAGTAACCCCTCAGAAACTCTTTGAGGAATTCGACCGTTTCCTCTCTTTCACCGAAGATTTACGTTTGACCATATAAATGACAACCATTATGAGAAGTACATTCAAGATACTGTTCTATATCAACAGACAGAAAGCGAAAGCAGATGGTAATACCGCCATTCTATGCCGTATTACCATAGACGGAAAAAGCGCAGTCATTACCACAGGTGAAGAATGTAAGCCCTCCGAGTGAAACGTCAAGCAGGGCTTGACAACCGAGAAAAAGACCAACCAAAGACTATATGAATTCAAGGAACTTGTGGAAAAGGCCTATCGGGATATTCTTGTAAGGGACGGAGTGGTAAGTGTGGAACTTGTAAAGAACCACCTGCAGGGCATTGCCACCAATCCGACAACGCTCCTTGCCATGAGCAAGGCAGAACTGCAAGCAGTCAAGGAAAGTGTTGGAAGGTCAAGAGCGGAGGGAACTTATCTGAACCTGTCCCATTCTGACAGAAATCTCCGTGAGTTTGTCAAAGATAAAGGATTGCAGGACATACCCATTTCCACCATTACGGAGAGTCTGTTTGAGGAATACCGTTTCTTTCTCAAAAAGCGAGGATTGAAGGGAACTACAATCAACAACAATCTCTGCTGGCTGAGCAGGCTCATGTTCCGTGCAGTAAGTCAAAGGATTATCCGATGCAATCCCTTTGAGCATGCCAAGTATGAGAAGGAGGAAAAGAAGATACGCTTCCTGCAGAAGAGTGATGTTGCAAAGCTTATGGCAATGACGATGAATGACAGGGAAGCAGAACTGGCAAGGCTCATGTTCGTCTTTTCCTGCTTTACGGGACTGGCAATCGCCGATATGGAACACCTGCAATATGGGCATATCCAGACGGCAGCGGACGGACAGAAGTATATCCGTAAGGAGCGTCAGAAAACAAAGGTGGAGTTCATTGTGCCGCTGCACCCAATAGTGGAAGCCATCATTAACTGTTGTAGGAAAAAACAAGAGAATAATGAAGAATGGCAGACGGTGAAAGAAAAAGGTGGGTCCCTTATCTTTCCCCGTGAGTGCAGCCGAAGCGTGATAGATACCAAACTGAGCATTGTAGGCAAAGCTTGTGGCATTAAGGAACGGTTGTCGTTTCACATGGCTCGCCACACCTTCGGAACGATGAGCCTTAGTGCAGGAATACCTATCGAGAGCATAGCCAAGATGATGGGACACGCTTCTATATCAAGCACGCAGATATATGCGCAGGTAACAGATAAGAAAATTTCAGAGGATATGGATAGGCTCATCGCCAAACATTCGGCAAAGAAGGAAGAAACTGCGGAGAGAGAGGCTTGTGAACTTTCGGATACTTCAATTTGTAAAATGGAGGAAACGGCATGAAAACAAACGATAACGCAAGAGTAGTAACAAACATCGCCTATCATCGCAGTTACTTTGATTGGGGCAGGAATATGCTGGTTGTCCGTAAGGGTGAAGGCGAAATCGCCATGACGGAAGGAGAACTTGTAAAGTTCTTCGGGGTAACATGGAGAAAGCTCAATTATAGGCTTCAGACAATTATAAAATCTTCCGACTTTCATCCCAATGAAAGGGGTGCAGGTGAGGAGGAAGTCATTATCAACGGACAACTCAAAGGTTATGCACCGCTCTATCCGCTTCCTGCTATCATTGCCCTGTCCTTTCTGCTGAACAGCAAGGAAGCGCATTTGTTCAGAAAGTATATCAGTAGAAGATTGCAGACAGAGGCTGCCATTATAATGCCAATTTTCCTGGTGGGCAATACCAAGAACTGATGAATATATTTCCTTTTTCTTTCACCGATATTATCCTACTACTTACTACAACAAGAGATAAGACGGTGAAAGAAAAAGGGTTATAATGTAGTTAGAACAAGAAATGAAAATTACTACCCTATGACTACATTTATCTTTGCCACTTATATCGAGACATCTGCAAAATACCTCCACGAGAGTTTTTTAAAAGGTGTAACACGCTGATAATCAATTATAGCATTTTAGAATAAATAGAGTTTTGCAGAGGTCTCATATCATCAGCTCTCCTTTTATCTAATTAGGTAATTGATTTTCAATCATGATTAGAATTTGGTGATTTGCTTTTTACCGAAAGTGACAAGAACTCAGTTAAAACTAACGTTTTTTTGTGTGTTATAAACTTGAATCCCAAGTATAAAAAAGTAAATTTAATTTGATTTTTGAAATATTTTTCGTATATTTGTAAACAAAGTGTGTTTTTCTGCATATTCCATTATGATGTAGTTGACAACAATATTGGGATGTTTTTATGATTTTGCCGTTTTAATATTTTCACAAGTATAGGCAATTATTTTAGGTATTTTTGTTGCTAATTGTTTTTCTGGTAAAAGAAACTAAGAGATGTAATTCAGCTAAATCTACATTATTTGTTCAAAGGAAAGACTACTTTTCTGGATGTGGGCATAGTGCTCTCATCGAATAATTTAAATGAGGACATCATTAATGTCCCGTTAAAATGGGACGAGTTTAAATATTAATCAAATAGCCCCGGAATGAGGGGACCAAATTGATCTTTGACATCGTTGAAATTAGTCTTATCGAACAGGTCTCGAAGGTGA